TATGCTCATAAGCGCTTGACCAACCATATTATCGGTCGTTCCAGAATTATTGGCAAGAACTTCCTGCTTTGTCTGGACTCGCTCGCCTTCGTGTAATTCGGCTATGTATCCGTTATAAGGAACACGCTCAATTCCTCGCGCGTGTGAGCCGTCTGGAGTAACCAAGCCGCCCGACCTTGACAATATGCCTTCAACACTTCCATCGCCTACAATGGCGTCTATCGTTGCCTGGTCAACGCCGTTCTGTAGCCCGGCCAAAGTAACCCATCTGGAAGCGTAATTTCCTAGCTGTGTATCCATTGGCGTGCCGTCGTCTCCGCCCTCTTCGCTGGCGGTTCCAAAGAAAGCACCACGCCCTGTTCCTTTTTCGTCGTATCCAATAAAGTCAGACGCATTAAGGTTTGGCGATCCGCCGAGGGTTTCGCCAAAGACATTGGTCAAGTATGAATCGACGCCGCGAAAGGCATCTATATTTGCCGTGGCTTCTTCGCCGTTTGCGCGCCTAGTGAATCCCGTAAACTGTGCACCACTGGCAAATGCATCTATTCCAAACTCGCCCTCGTGACCCAAATTCTGTGTAAGCATTCCGGCATTACTGGACATTGTGCCGCTATCGTCTAATGCGTTGGCCAGTAATGCCGCACCACCCAATGCCCAGCCCCAGACTGGAATAGCAGAAATTCCTGCCAAAACAGCCGATCCCGCAGACGCAATCCCGGAACCAACGGCCGACGCGCCAGCGCCAATGCTTGCCAATACACCAGTTCCGCCCGCCGCCGCTGCCGTCCCTGTCGCCGCCGCTGCCGCCGTGCCTGTGGCCGCCGCTGTGCCGGTTGCCGCCGCTGCCGTGCCGCCTCCCAAAAGACTTACTGCGCTTGTTACGCCTTTTTTGATTGTATTAACAAGCGTTCCGTTTGTTATAGCCCCAAGTCCACCACCGCCAAAAATAGCTTTTGCCAAATCTGCAGCAGCAAGCTGCTCAACCATTCTCACAAAGCCTTCGACAACAGAGTCAAAGAATGATTTGAAGTTTAATTTTCCGTCGCTTAGGGTTTCATAAATAAGCGTTCCCCAGCTTCTTTGCAGGTTAACAAGCATGTTGTCCTGTATTTTTAAGGCGTTTGCTAGTCCTTCGTCTTCTGTCTTTCCTAGCGCGTCGGCCGCATTGCCTGACTCTGTAACAACGTCTTTCAAGCCAGTTGCTAGGCTATCAACCTCTTTTTTTGCTTCGCCGGTCTTTGTGTTTGTTGTTACCATTGTCCCTGACAGGGCAGAAAGGTCCGCGTCAAGGGTATTGGTATCGGCAGAAAGATCCGTGACGGCAGTCTCCAAAAGACTAAAGCCGCCCTCGTTCAATCTAACCTGTATAAGCTGGTCAGCGTATGCCGTTGTCGCGTTGTTGTTTTCTTGTATTACTGATTTTAGTGATCCTTTTCGCGCCATATCAATTGCGGCGAGTTTCATTTCTGTATCTTCCGCCGCTGTTACCCATCCGCGAACCTTGGTGATTGCTGTATCAACAAAAGCAGCCGCCTCAATAGTTGCAATCTGGATTCCTGACTTAACATTAATAAATAGCTCACTAAACCCAATGCCTATAATCTCAGATACCTTTAATCCGCTGACACCAAGATCAACAAAGTAACCAGATACGGCGGTAACAAACATATCAGCCCAACCCGCTATAGTGGTTAGTGCCAGACCAAAAGCGTCTGTGAACGGCTTTATAGCAAGCGCCATAGCCTTCACTGTTGCAATGGTAGCCTTAACTATGTTGGATAAAAAGAAAGTATAAGTATCAAAATTAGCGCCAACATGATCGACAATTGGCTCCCCAAGAGTTAGCAGGAATTCACCAATGCTTACACGGGTCGATGCAATTTTGCCCGATATGGCTGATAGCTTAAAATCCATCGTGTTGGCGATCTTTCCAAAAGCAATATCTGTCTGCCCTGTCTTGTTTTTCATATCCTCCATAATCTCGGCAAAAGATTCAGCGCTTCCGCCGGTCAGTGCCAGGATGGTATTAACGGCCTCAACGGATCCAAATAAATCGATTAGCTGTTGCTCGTTTCCGTCTGCCGCCTCGGTCATTTCTCCTAAGAATCCAGCCAAGCCCTTTGACTGTAGGGAAGCAAGATTAAACTCGATGCCCATTTCTGCCGCTGCGTCTGACGCTTTTTTGGAAGGTGTTGCTATATTGGAAAGAGCTGCCTTTAAGCCGTTGAATGATTGACTGGTAGAGATACCGCCCTTGGTCAATGCGGCCGTCGCGCCAAGCAATTCCTCAAACCCTACTCCAGCCGTTGCCGCTAACGCCGCAACCCCACCAATACCACTGGACAATTCGCCTATAGTAGTTTTACCGGCTCGCATAGCGACAAACATGGCATCCGATACATCTGCGGCCTGGTGAGCCTCAAGGCCAAAGGAATTGACAACGGTTGTTAGTCCATCGACCGCTGTGCCAATGTCTGTGACGCCGCCTATCGCAAGCTTGTTTGCCGTTGTCAGTATTGCTGTGGCTTCCGCAGCGTTGCCCGCTCCGGCTGATATGGCTTGATAGAATGCCTGTACCTGCGCGGTTGGAGATCCGCCAAAAGTGGCGGCAAGCGCTTTGGCTTCTGCGTTTATTCTTGGTAATTGTGAAACGTCGTCTAGCAAGGTAGAGACTTCGCCCATTGCTGCGCCGAATTCTCTGGCCTCAACAGCCATCTTTCCTAGCGCGTTGACAGCAAGCGCGGCGCTAAGAGCGGGCAAAAGAGCCTTCATTGCGCCGGTGAGCTTTCCAGCGCCAGCCGACATTCCACCAAGGTCTTTGGTTGCTGATTTAACCTGGCTGGAGTCTGCTTTTATTACTAGGTTGGCGAAATCTGTCATTAGTTTATGGGCCTTCTAAGCATTGATTTTAGACCCTCTGCGTTTTTGCCTTGATCTGCTTTTCTTGGCAGATAAGGCGCGGGCAATTGAGCGTCAGAAAACTCTCTGCAAGAGTCCGTGTAAACGTCTGTAAGCCACTTAATAGTTTCTGACTCCCATCCGCTTAACTTGATTCCTGTTCTGTTCACAAACCCGTCTATATCTGACCAGGTTATCTTGCTTGGACCAACCCGGTAGAAAAGCTCAATCAAATACTCGCAAGGGTAGATATCCGGCAGTTCAGGGAAGTCTATTTCCGCGCCCCTGACCTTTGTCTGGTCCTTGGCGCGGGTTTCGTACCATGCCCGCTGCCTTACATAAAGCTCAAGATCTAGCCTTAGCTCTTTTTTAGACTATCTCTGTTCACTCCAGCCGTTATAAGCTGCTCGGCAATTGTGTTTTTCATGCCGTAAAGCATCAAGCAATTTTCGTTTGTGCATTCCAGTGGCTCGCCTTTAAATGGCACGTTGTCTGTCCATTTAAGGGTTACGGCTGCGAGTATTTCTCTTAGGTCGCTTTCTGTGACCTCGGCTGGAACACCTCGACGCTTATACTTTGATGCGTTTCGCTCGTCGATCTTCTTTGCTGTATCTTGCCACTTGTCAGAGTCTCTGCCCTGAATAGTTATAACAATTTCTTTTTCGTCTAAGCCTTTATATGGTCGCCTATTAGTTTCGTCGATAAGAGTAACCTCGATACCTCTTGCCGCTTCCGCCGATAAATCGTATGTTCCAAAATCAATCGTGTTGCTCATAATATTAACCCTTCATTAAATTATAAAAACCAAAGCCTTTAGTTAAAAAGGCCTTGGTGCTTGTTACCGCTTTTTAGGCGGCTGCTTTGCTTACCGTATTCTTTGTTCGCTGAACTGAAAGCACTTGAGAAACAATAGCATTACCGTCTCCAGCGCCAGTGATATAAGAACCCACGATGCCTTGGAAATAATCAATGCTGCCGTCTTGGTATTCGACTTTATAAGAAAAGTCTGCATCGCTAGCCTCGGCGGTTAAAGCAATCACTTGTCCTGCGTCGCCGTCGGCACGGTTCACTGTAAAGGAGTCCATGCTCTGACTGTTGGTTCCTTTGTAATAATCAGTGGAACGCTGATTAACCGGATTGCTTGGTGTCAGCGTATGAGTGCGTCCGCCCGGCGTCCAGCTAGTAACCTGACCTATAACAGTAAAAGATAGACCGTCATAGTCTGTTGTGGTTTGTGATGCCGGTAAGGCGGCTGAAATAGATATCACACTATCGACGAATGTTTGAACTAATGCTGGCATTTTTAAGACCTCGTTATAAAAGCAATGTATTGAATAGACACGACTATTTTATACCAGCCGTTCTCGTTAAAGCCTTTTTGTCGGCTCGTTTTCGTGATTATAACAGATTGCCCAGAATATGAAACATTTGTTCCAATACTAAAAGCATCGATTATCTCTTGCGCCTTTGTCTTTGCTGCAATGGCTCCGTTGTTTACAGGATAGCGAAGTATAGCCCGAAAGATTCCGCTGGTTTCGTCCATATCGTTTATGGACAATATGTCAAGGGCGTTCTGGATCAAGAATACCTCAGCATAAGCAAGCTCTGGATCCGCCGAGAAGTCTTTGTTTTCGTATGCCGTGGGCAACCCGAATTCGCTGTGGGTTGTTAGCCATGCGGTCAAGAACGCCTGATCTATCTTTAGCTGGCTCATTTTTTAAGGCCTCTGACTATAGTGTCAACACGCGCAAGGTTCCTTGCAACCATGGCGTCCTTTTCTTCATATACTGCAGCATAGTCTAAGTTGTTTGTAAGGTAGTCAATGCCGGTTCCCTGTATATTGTTTATTACTGCGTTCTTTGCGACGTTTCCGTTTTTATCGTTTATAGGAAGGGTTCCTTTTGCGGGCCTGTTCTGTGTTGTTTGCCAGTTGCCCTTAAGCCTGCCAGTGTCCACGCGGGTATCATCAATAACCCCGGTAAAAACCTCAAGCTTGATTGCTCGGCTTGCTTCGTCAACGCTTGCGCCAACTGACTCAGCCCATTTTGAGATATCTAATGCAGACATTAAGCGCTAACCCTTACAAAATAAACCAAAGCAATTCCCGCTGGCTCTGACTTTTCTATTTCCTTGATTGTCCATTTCTTACCATCAACCGTTGGCCGGTCAGTCATTAGCGGCTCAACAGTGTTATCAAGAATTAGCTTTCTGTCGCCTTGCTCAATTCTACTGTCCTGCTTTTCTGCCGTTGTGTATTCGACAATAATGCCTTTTGGCTTGAATGTTGTTGTAGTACCAGGTGTTACAGTTCCCGTTATATTGTCAACGGACCTGCCTATATTTCTGACAACCAAAAACTCCTTACCAAACTTGTTAATAAGCTTGGCGGCTGTTTTTGCCATCTTGTTATAAAAAGCGTCTGACATAAT